ATAAACTACTTCCTCTTTTTATGAAATCTTTTAATATAATTCTGTCTTTTGATGTATAATAGGATTTTAATATTATGAATTTCATTATTTTCCCTCCTATAAATTTTCTAATACTTCAATAAATTCATCTGGTGCATAAGTCATTTGGCAATAATCTATAAAAGCATCTGTCATATCTCTATTTATATCTGTACAAGTTTCTTCTGTTAATTTATGTTCTTCAAGCCATCTTATAATTGTTCTTTCATTAAATTTTGCCTTGTTATTAGCTTCTGCACATTCTTTTATAGCTTTTTTTATATTATCTGGTACTTTCATATTTCCTCCTAATTTACTGTTATTTACGGTTCTTTACGGTTTATTTTTCGTCAACTTTTCTAAATATTTTAATAATCCTTTATCATACATTTTAATTATTGGAAAAGACATATTTTCATATTTTCCAGAGTAAAATTCATATCCCCAATCTTCCCAATCTAAAATATATCTTTGTGTTGATACACATACATCTGACCAATTATCTTTTTTATGATAAAAAATATGTATATAATAAAACATTCCATAATTATTTATATCTTTTGCAACTATTGTTTTTACATATTGTGTAACATTTTCGTTATCACTTTCTATTTTATATTTATGTAATTTTAAATGTAATTTTGGTAATTTATTCTTTTTAAGTGTTATCATATTATTTATCCTCGATTTCTTGTAGCAATTCTCTTGCAAAATCTCTTTGTGCTTCTAATCTAATACCTTCAAACATTTTTCTATCTATTTTTTCTACTTCTTTTAAATCAATTTTTTTTAAATTGTTTTCGTATAATAATTGTATTTTCTCAAATTTATCTTTTATTTTTTGTTTTGGTATACAAGCTTCATTAGCAGTATAATATTTTTCGATTATTTCTTTCATACTTGCTTCTGTATATTCTTTTGTTCCTATTGTTTCTAAATCTTTTTGCATATTTTCTTCTTCTAATTCTTGTATCTTGCTGTTTGCTATTTCTAGCTGTTCTTCTAAATGAGTACATTCTAAACTTATAGTTTCATAATCACTTACATTTGATAAATGCTTATTCTTTTCTTCTAGCTCTTTTACTTTTTCTCTTAACTCACCATTCAGCTTTTTATGCTCTTCATTTATTTGTTTTTGTCTTGTATAATTATTTATTAAACTATTTATTGCTTTTATATCTTTTAAATATATTTCATCATGTTCTTTTTCGCCTATTATAAAACTTTTTCTGTCTAGAATTAAGCTTTCTAATTGTTTTATATCTTCCATATTACTCATCTAAACACCTCTTTTACTCTATAGTGCGGAATATTAAATAATTTCTCTTGACTCCAAATTTCTTCTCCACACATTGTACAAATATAGAAATAACATAAATTATTGCTGTCTTTTCTATAATTCTCTGGTTTTATTCCTTTGATTGAGTCTTTAAAACCCCAGTTATCCCATTCACATTGTTTTCCTGCATTATGTATCCAATTGTGAGAACAAAGTTCATTTTTTCTTTTCATCTATTCTCACTTCACTTTCTACCCCATTATTTTCAACACTATTTTTAATTGTATAATCTATACATGCGTAACCTACAACGAATCCAATTATGAATGTACAAATAATTATTATTACTGCTTCAAACTTTTTTTCTTGTTTATATATTTCTTTATCGTAGTATTTCATTTGTTTCCTCCTCTTAAGTAATAATTTTTAATTCCAGCTCTGGATACTTTTTTTCAAATAATTTGTGCTTTATCTTAAACACATCTGTCTGCAATCCTTTGACGTCTTCTACTATTGTCTTGCCGACCTTGGCAATACTTAAAATCTGCAATGTACTCAATTTTTCTGTATGTTTTGCCGTTCTTTTTAAAACTATCTTGCAATAAAAAGCGTGGCTGTAATTCTAGATTGCTTATCTCCCCTGCTCGTTCTAATAGTTTCAATTCTTTATATCTTCTTGCTTCTGCTGCACTATCAAATACATACATGTCTATTTGTGTTTTTTTATTTTTATACTTATTTTGCATTTTTCATTTGCTCCTTCCATTTTTCTTGCCAGTTATCTGCTCCTGCTATAAAATATTTGCATCTCATTACTCCATCGAAGTTCCCATCTTCTAGTTTCATACACCCCAGGCACCAGTAGCACAGCTTTTTATTATCTATCTGTTTCATTTAGTAACTCCTTGTTTTCGTAGATATTACCAATTACTTCACATTCAAAAAAATCTCCCCAGGCACAGTTCACATATTTTCCATAATCTTTTATTTCTACTCGCCATTCTGCTCCCCAATATTTAACTTCATTTTCATTTCCTACGAAACCTTTTCCACACTTTACCTCATATTTAACTACTCCTATATGTGGTTTACTTTTAGCTTTTTTTGAAAACGGTCTATCATAATATGGTTGTGTTCTTACTATATCTCCCTCGTATATTTCTTTTCCGTTTTTATCGTGTAAGCCTGTGTATTGTCCTACTGTTTCTTTATCTACTCTGTACCACATAGTTGCAAATAATATGGTTTCTTCTAATCCATAACTGCTATCTAGCTCTACTTCTTGAATAATATAGACATTACCGTTTATATCATAAGCTAATTGTCCATATACCCAACCTATATCTTTACTTTTTCCTCTAAATTTATACTCTCTCATACTTACCTCCTAACCCCACGTCCTATGTTTTTCTGATACCCATTCTAGCCCGTCATACTCTTCTATTTCCCAATCTACATCATCTGGTATTTCTACTATTTTTAGTTTTGAACATATTGTGTTTGCTTTTTCTTTTAATTGTTCTATTATTTTTATTAAATCTTCATCTGTTCTATTTATATCCTTTTCGTCAAAACAATAGATTTTATACTCATTTTCTGTTATATCTTTATCTTTAAATCTTGAGCCAAAATCTTTAGTGAAACAAGTTAAAAATATTTCTTTTCCTGTGAAGTTATCCGCTTTAGTATATATAACCTCTCTATCTTGAAATTGTATATTGTAAAAGTATGCCTCTTTTCCTTTCAATTTTAGATATTCTTTTATTGCTAATGGGGATAAACTAAATCCACCATATGTATTGTTTATTACTATTTTCATAATTTTTCCTCCTAATCGATTCTTGGAATATGCTCATAATTTACTGCCTCAAACCCTGCTTGCGTTCTTTCATATACTGCTACAGTCTTACCTGTGTACTCACATTTCTTTTTATCTACAGCTTTTACATATCCCATTTTTTCTAATTCTGTAAGCCTTGGCGCTGTGTAGTTTCTTTCCGTGCTAGGTATATAACCTAACTCAAATAGTTCTACAGCTAATTCTTTTGCCGTTTTGGGATTGTCTAATCTATTCAGTATCTGTATGTATCTTATTTTTGTTTTGTCTTGTATGTCTATAAAACTCATTTGTCTTGTTTCGTGTGTTATCATTTGCTATCACTCCTAACTTCCATAAAAACCTGATTAATTTTATATATAGTTTGTGTTCTTTTTCATCACAAATCATTCTTTTATAAATCCATCTGCAACTATTCCCATAAACATATTCGTATTCATATAGTTTGCATTTATTGCATTTTTGATGTACTTCTACAATGTCAAAACTTCCCCATATTTCTTCCGTATAACTTTCTTCTTCTAATTCAGAATTACATATCGCACATTGCATCTATCTTTCCTCCTCGATTTCTTTCTTCCATGTTCTTTTTTCCTTTTGCTCTGTTGTAATGCTCTTTTTCTACCTCGCTTGGCACTATAATTGCACTTGCTATGCTAAATCTTGTGTCTAGCTCTTCTACGAACTCTACTTTGCACTCAACTGATTGCTTATACTTTTGAAATAGCTCATTCATCTGCTTTTGTGATTCTTTAGATTGTTTATTAAACCACTCATGATTTTCTGCTGATAACAAAGCACCGTTTGCAACAGTTGCTTTTCCTCCATGCTGACGTTCTTTTATGTGGTGATAAGTTAATTGTCTCATTCTCTTGTGTTGTCCCTTGCTAGTATATCTGCGTGGCTCCGTGTCTTTTCTTAGATGCAATTTTTCTATAAAACATTCTGCTCCGTATAGTTCTATTAGCTTTTCTTTAGCTCTTTTATTACTCATAAGCTACTCCTTAACGTATTTTACTAAGCCTAAGCATATATACTTTAGAATCCTAGCTCGGTTTATATTGTCAAACATTAATAACTGTTTTTCGTTTATTTCTAGCATCTTATAACTCCTTTAAATTCACTATTTGCTTTATTAAATTTTAAATATACTTTCCCTGTTTCTCCTGCCCTTTGCTTTGCTATTTTTAGTGTTGTATCTACGATATTGCCTTCTTCTTCATTTTCTCTGTATAAAAACAATACGTTATCTGCGTCTTGTTCTATTGAACCTGACTCTCTTAAATCTGCCAAAGTTGGTTCTGTTCTGCTTGCATTTCTGTTTAATTGACATAAACCTACAATCGGAATATCTAATTCTAAGCTAAGTAATTTAAGTGTTCTTGTTATGTCTGCTACTTCTTGCTCTCTGTTATTGAATTTGCCTTTGTTTTTTATGAGCTGTATATAGTCAATAATTAGCAAGCCTAAATTGTTTTTATTCTTTAACTTTCTTGCTGTATTCTCTATATGCTGTAATGTTCTGGCACTTGTTATTAGGTGAATTGGCAATTGTGGTATTTCTGTGGTTGCTTCTGCTATCTTTGTCCAGTCTTCTTCTTCCAATGTTCCCATTCTCATTTTGTAGCTGTTTATACGCGTTTTTTTGGATAACATTTTTTGAATTATCTGAACATCTGACATTTCTAAACTTATGATTGCTGTTTCTATTCCTTTTTCTGCAATATGTTCTGCAATTTGAAGTGCTAATGTAGTTTTTCCAACTCCGAGGTCTTGCTCCGAATTATTGTTAGTTCTTGTTTATGTAATCCACAAATTTTATTGTCTAAATCTTGTAACCCTGTATATAACGAGTAATCCATACCTCTTTTGCTATCTTCTTCCATCTTTGTAACTACTTCAATAACTTGTTGCATAAATGTCTTTTCTTTCTCGTTTATTTGCTCTATTTGATTTATTTGCTTTACAACCTCTTGTGCCAATATATCTATATTTTCGCAATCTGATATTTCTGTTAGTTTTTTTTGTAGTATCTTGAACATTTTTCTTTTCTTTGATAATTCAATTAGGGCATTGTAAACGCTATCTGAATTAGTTAATCTCACATATTCTGATAAACTTGAAATATACTCCAGTACTTGTTTTTGATTAGCTTTTATTTTAGCCTGAATTGACAATATTGATATTTCTTTATTTTCTGCTTTTAGTTCGTTTATTGCTCTAATGATTTTCTGATTTCTTTCACTAACAAAATCATTTTCATCTAACAGATAATCTTCATGTTCAAAAATTAGATAATATAACATTGCTTTTTCTAATTCTTCATTCCACATTGACTCGTCCTTTCTCGATAAGTTCTTGCATTGTTATTTCTTTTCGCATAAGCTTACCGTATTCTTCTTGTGTTAACT